ATGTCGGCCTTTCTTCTGACGCCGCCGGCGAGCGAGCCGCTGACGCTCGACGAGGCGAAGCAGTTCCTGCGCGTCGAGCATGACGACGACGATGCGCTGATCGCCTCGCTGATCGTCGCGGCGCGAACGCAGGTGGAAACGGTGGCGCGTTGCGCCCTGGTTGCTCAGACTTGGCGCTTCGTGCGCGATGCCTGGCCGGCCGGGGGGCGCATCGTGCTGAAACGCGGGCCGCTGCTTTCGGTCGCGGCCGCGCGGGTTTTCGACGGCGAGAATGAATCGGTCGCGGTCGATGTCGATCAGTTCGTGATCGACCGCTCCAGCGCCTTAATCGCGTTTCCGCCCTGGGCGCTGCCGCATCCGGGCCGTTACGCCGCCGGCATCGAGATCGATGTGGTGCTCGGCTTTGGCGAGGCCGCGACATTTGTGCCGGAGCCGTTGCGGCAGGCGGTGCGGCTTTTGCTGGCGCATTGGTACGAAAATCGCGGGCTCGGCGGCGAGGCCGGCGGCAATGTGCCGGCGGGATTCGGGGCGCTGCTCGCCCATTATCGGCCGGTGTCGCTGTGATCGATCCGGGCATTCTCAACAGGCGGCTGGTTCTGGAAGCCCCGGTCGAGGCGCCGGACGGGCAGGGCGGTGTCACGCGCAGCTTTGAGGCCGTTGCGACGTTGTGGGCGTCGGTCGTGCCCGTCGGCGCACGCAATGCGTTCGATGCCGATGCCGGCGGCGTCGACGTAACCCACCGCGTCGTGCTTCGCCGCAATCCGGGGATCACGCCGCGCCATCGTTTTCGCGACGGCACGACGATCTATCGCATCGTCGCGTTGCGCGAGCGCGACGCGCGGCAGTTTTTGCAGATCGATGTCGTGCAGCGGCTCGACTGATTTCGTCAAGGGAGTGATGTCATGCCGAGCGGCAACGTTGCGCTGCGCGAAGCGATCTATGACGCGCTGGTCGGGGATGCCGCGCTCGCGGCGGTTCTCGGCGGCGCGCATGTCTATGACGAGCCGCCGCGCGGCGCGGCTTTTCCTTATGTGACGCTTGGCGAGTCGCGGCTCTCCGATGTTTCGGGCGACGCCGCGCCGACGCAGGAACATCAATTGACGCTGCATGCGTGGTCGCGGCAGGGCGGCCACAAGCAGGCGCATGCGATCGCCGGCGCGCTTCTGAACGCGCTCGACGATGCGCCGCTCGCTGTCGAGGGCCATGCGCTGGTGAATCTGCGCTTCGCGCTCTCCGACATCCGCCGCGAGAGCGACGGCCGCACCTATCACGCCATCGTTCGTTTCCGCGCGGTCACCGAACCGTCCGAATAGTTTGGAGAGAAAGACATGAGCGCCCAGAAAGGCAAGGACCTGCTTCTGAAGATGGACAACGGCACCGGCCTTGTCACGGTCGCGGGATTGCGCAGCCGCCGCCTCGCATTCAACGCGGAGACGGTGGACATCACGCATGCGGAATCCGCCGGCCGCTGGCGCGAACTGCTCGAAGGCGCGGGCGTGCGCCGTGCCTCCGTGTCGGGGCGCGGCATCTTCAAGGATGGCGCGTCGGACGCGCTTGTGCGCCAGACGTTCTTTGACGGCGTCATCCGCACCTGTCAGGTGGTCATTCCCGATTTCGGCACGATCGACGGACCGTTCCAGATCGTCAGCCTCGAATTTTCCGGCGACCACAACGGCGAAGTGATCTTCGACCTGTCGCTGGAGTCGGCCGGCGCGCTGACATTCTCCGCCCTTTAGGGATTTGCGCACATGGCGAACAGATATCGCGGCGAGATCGACGCCGATCTCGGCGGCAAAAAGCGCGTGCTGGTGCTGACGCTTGGTGCGCTCGCCGAACTTGAATCGGCGTTCGGTGCGGCGGACCTGGTGGCGCTGGCCGAGCGGTTCGGCTCCGGGCGGCTGTCGGCGTCCGACATCGTGCGCATCATCGGCGCGGGCCTGCGCGGTGCAGGCGAGGCGGTGAGCGACGACGATGTCGCGGCGATGCGCGCCGACGGCGGAGCTGCGGCGTTCGTGCGGATCGCTGCCGAGTTGATCGCGGCGACGTTCGACGGCGAGGCGGCCGGATGAAGCCGTTCCCCTGGCATGCGGCGATCGGCTTCGGGCTCGGCGTGCTGAAGCTGCCGCCGGAAACGTTCTGGCGCATGACGCCGCGTGAGCTGGCGCTGGCCATTCGCGCGATCCGGCGCCCCGAGACGGAGCCGATGTCGCGCGATGCGCTTGATGCGCTGGCGGCTCGCTTTCCCGACTCGACTCATTAGGAGGCGACGACATGGCTGATTATGACTCCGATGGTTCATGGGTGTCCGGCGATACGCTCGGCAAGCTCGACGACGCCTCGCGGCGAAGCGAGGAGCTGACGGTGCGCCTGCGCGATCTGCAAAGCGGCGCGAACGGATTTGCGCGCGCGATGAGCCAAGCGTTTTCGAGCGCGGTGGTCGGCGGCAAGCAGTTCGACGACGTGCTCCGCTCGCTGGTGCTCAAGATGTCCGACATGGCGGTGCGGATGGCGTTCAAGCCGCTGGAGCAGGGCATCGCGTCCGGCCTTCAAAGCCTGCTGTCGGGATTTGCCGGCGCGAGCGTGTCGGCGAATGCGAGCGGTGCGATCAAGCCGTTTGCGGCAGGCGGCGTCATCGGTGCGCCGACCTATTTCCCTTTGATGAATGGTGGCGTCGGGCTCGCGGGCGAGGCGGGGCCGGAAGCGATCGTGCCGCTGGCGCGCGGCCGCGACGGACGGCTCGGCGTCGCCAGCAGCTCGGGTGACGGAGCGTCGAACGTCACCATTCAGATCGCGACGCCGGATCTTGAAAGTTTCCGCCGTTCCGAATCCTACATTTCCGGTCAGGTCGCGCGCGCGGTGGCGCGCGGTCGCCGCAGCCTGTGACGAATCCACATGACGACCTTTCATGAAATTCTTTTTCCGCTCGATATCGCGCTGAAAAGCGCAGGCGGGCCGGAGCGGCGGACCGAGATCGTTGCCTTTGCCTCCGGGCATGAGCATCGCAACGCGCGCTGGGCGCATTCGCGGCGGCGCTATGACGCCGGCTATGGCGTGAAAACGTTGGAGGCGCTGCAACAGGTCGTCGCCTTCTTCGAGGAGCGGCGCGGTCGGCTTTACGGCTTTCGCTGGCGCGACCGGCTCGATTGTTCGTCGGCCGTGGGCGCGGCCGTGTCGGCTTTCGATCAACCCATCGGCACCGGTGACGGCGCGCGATCGACGTTCCCGCTCGTGAAAACTTATGGAAGCGCGCATGCGCCATACACCCGCACGATCGGCAAGCCGGTGTCGGGCTCCGTGCGCGTCGCGGTCGGCGGCGAGGAGTTGGCGGGCAGCTATTGGAGTTGCGATGTCGTCACCGGCCTGGTGACGTTCGCGCCTGGCCACATTCCGCCGGGCGGCGCCACTGTGACCGCCGGCTTTCTGTTCGATGTGCCGGTGCGTTTCGATACGGACTATCTTGAGGCGGATCTGTCGGCTTTCGCCGCCGGCGCGATTCCGAAAATTCCGCTGGTGGAAGTCAGAACATGAGACACGTTCCCGACGCGCTGCAAGCGCGACTGGATTCCGGCGTCACGACGCTGTGCATCTGCTGGATCGTCCGCCGGCGCGACGATGTCGTGCTGGGATTCACCGATCACGATGTCGATCTCGTAATCGAGGGCATAACCTGCAAGGCCGGCAGCGGCCTGTCGGCATCAGAGATGACCAGCCGCGCCAATCTTGCGATCGACGGCGGCGAGATTTCCGGCGCGCTGTCCGACGAGTCGTTGACCGAGAGCGATCTCGCCGCCGGCCTGTTCGATGCGGCCGCGATCGAAGCCTGGCTCGTGGACTGGCGCGATCCGTCGCTGCGCATGCTCGGCCTGAAAGGAACGATCGGCGAGGTGAAGCGCGAAGGCGACGCCTTCAGCGCGGAGGTGAGGGGGCTGACCGATGCGCTCGCGCGCGAAAGCGGCCGGCTCTACACGCTGAACTGCGGGGCCGATCTCGGCGATCATCGCTGCAAGATCGATCTGACGTCGGCGAGTTTTCGCGGCAGCGGCGCGGTGATCGCGGTGGAGTCGGTGGGATCGTTCACGGTCTCCGGCCTCGCCGGCTTCGTCGACGGATTCTTCACCGCCGGCCGGCTGCAATGGAGCACGGGCGCGAATATCGGTCGCGCGATGGATGTGAAGCTGCATCAGGCGTCCGGCGGCGTGGTGCGCATCACGCTCTGGCAGGCGATGGCGGAAGCGATCGTCAATGGCGATGCGTTTCAGGTCACGGCCGGCTGCGACAAGCGTTTTTCGACCTGTCGCGAACGCTTCGGCAACGCCGTCAACTTTCGCGGCTTCCCGCATATTCCCGGCAACGACTTCCTGGTCAGTCACGCCGCATCGGGTGAGCCCGGCCATTCGGGCAAGTCGTTTGAATCCTGACGCTGTTACTTTTTCAAGGAGGATCGCATGGAGCATGCGCTCGCACCTCCAATCGCTGTCGCGCGCAAAACAATCGTTGCGGCGGCGCGCGGCTGGATCGGAACGCCGTATCAGCATCAGGGATCGCTGCGCGGCGTCGGCTGCGATTGTCTCGGTCTGGTTCGCGGCGTCTGGCGCGAGGTGATCGGCGCTGAGCCGGAGCAGCCCGGCGCGTATTCGTCCGATTGGGCGGAGGCGTCGGGGCGCGAGGCGTTGGCGGAGGCCGCGTTGCGGCATCTTACGCCAGTGCCGATCGACGATTTCGCGGCCGGCGATGTGCTGCTGTTCCGCTGGCGTACCGGCTTCGTCGCCAAGCATGCGGCGATCGCGAGTTCGGCCACGACGATGATCCATGCGCATGACGGTGCGGCCGTCTGCGAAGTCGCGCTTGCGCCGTGGTGGCGCCGGCGCATCGCCCATGCCTTTCGGTTTCCTGGAGTCCTGTGATGGCGGCGCTGGTGCTTTCGGTTGCGGGCGCGACGCTCGGCGGCGTGTTCGGCCCTGCCGGCGCGATCGCCGGGCGGCTTGCGGGTGCGCTTGCCGGCAGTTTCATCGACCGCTCGCTGTTCGGCGGCGACACGCATTCGGAGGGGCCGCGTCTCGCCGACCTCGATGTGATGGCATCCACCGAAGGCGCGCCGGTCGCCCGCATCTACGGCCGCGCGCGGATTTCCGGCCAGTTGATCTGGGCGACGCGGCACGAGGAGGTAATTTCGGAGCGATCCGGCGGTGGCGGCAAAGGGCTCGGCGCGAGTCAGTCCTCGACGACGACCTATTCGTATTTCGCCAATTTCGCTATCGGCCTTTGCGACGGCGAGATCGGCAGCGTCGGCCGGATCTGGGCGGACGGCAAGCCGCTCGACCTCGCCGGCCTCAACTTCCGCGTCTATCGCGGCGACGAGACGCAACTCCCCGACGCGCTGATCGTGGCGAAGGAGGGAGCCAGCAATGCCCCGGCCTATCGCGGCCTCGCCTATGTCGTGTTCGAGCGGCTGCCGCTCGCCGACTTCGGCAATCGCATTCCGCAGCTCTCGTTCGAGGTGACGCGGCCGCTCGGCCGTCTCGAACACATGGTGCGTGCGGTCACGCTCATTCCGGGCACCACCGAGTTCGGCTATGAGCCGTCGCCGGTGGTGCGCCTCGTTGGGCCGGGGCAGTCGCTGCCCGAGAACCGTCACGTCTTCACCGCGCCGTCGGATATCGTCGCCTCGCTCGACGATCTGCAAGCGCAATGTCCGAATCTCGAAAGCATCGCGGTGATCGTGGCCTGGTTCGGCACCGATCTGCGCGCCGGGCATTGCGAGATCAAGCCGGGCGTCGATGACGAGACCAAGCAGACGAGTCCTTTGGAATGGTCGGTCGCGGGCTTTTCGCGCGAGGATGCCTATGTCGTTTCGAAGGTGAGCGGTCGCGCCGCCTATGGCGGCACGCCGTCCGACGAGTCGGTTCGTCATCTGATTGCGGAGATCAAGGCGCGCGGGCTGAAGGTGACGCTGTATCCGTTCGTGATGATGGATATTCCGGCGGACAACGGCCTGTCCGATCCGTGGACGGGTGCGGCGTCGCAACCGGTCTATCCCTGGCGCGGCCGCATCACTTGCGATCCCGCGCCGGGACGGCCCGGCTCCCCGCAGGGAACGGCCACGGCAGCGACCGAGGTGAACAGCTTTTTCGCCGGCGGGTTCTGGAATTATCGCCGGCTGGTTCTGCACTATGCAAATCTTGCGGCTTCCGCTGGTGGCGTCAGTGCGTTTCTGATCGGCTCGGAACTGAAGGCGCTGACGCGGCTTCGGTCCGCGCCCGGCGTGTATCCGGCCGTCGATCAGCTCGTGACGCTTGCGGCGGATGTCAAAGCCATCCTCGGCGGCGGAACGATCGTCACCTATGGCGCGGACTGGACGGAGTACGGCTCCGACGTCGTCGACGACGGCGCGTCGGAGGTGCGCTTCCCGCTGGATAAATTGTGGGCGTCGCCGAACATCGACGTGGTCGGCATCGATTATTACGCGCCGCTGGCCGACTGGCGCGACGGCGTGATGCATGCGGACGCGGCGCATTTCGCATCGACTTACGACTGGAATTATCTCGCGGGCAATGTCGCCGGCGGCGAGGGGTTCGACTGGTACTATGCCAACGACGCCGCGCGCAACGCGCAGACGCGGCTGCCGATCACTGACGGTCTCGGCAAGCCGTGGACCTTTCGCGTCAAGGATCTGTGGAACTGGTGGTCGAACGCGCATGTCGAGCGTGTGGCGGGAGCCGAGCTGCCCGCCCCGACAGGATGGATTCCGCGCGGAAAACCGATCTGGATCACCGAGGTCGGTTGTCCGGCCGTCGATAGAGGCGCGAACCAGCCGAGCGTGTTTCCCGATCCGAAATCGTCGGAGTCGCATCTGCCGTATTTTTCACGCGGCTATCGCGATGATCTGATCCAGCGGCGCTATCTGGAGGCGTTTGTCGGCGCGTTCGATCCTGCCTTCGGCGCGGATGATGCGATGAATCCGGTGTCGCCAGTTTACGGCGGCCGCATGATCGATACTGCGGCAATCTATCTGTGGACCTGGGATGCGCGGCCCTATCCGGTGTTTCCGGCGGCGGAGGATCAGTGGAGCGATGGGCCGAACTGGCGGACCGGCCACTGGCTGACCGGGCGGCTCGGCGCGACCACGCTGGATACGCTGGTGGCGATGATCCTGACCGACGCGGGGTTCACGGATTTCGACACGTCGGACCTGCGCGACATCTGCGAGGGCTATGTCGTCGATCGGCCGATGAGTCCGCGGGCGATGATAGATCCGCTGGCGCTCGCCTATGCGTTCGACGCGACCGCAATCGCCGGCAAGCTGACATTTGCGCAGCGCGGCCGGCTGCCGTCGCTGACGCTCGACGAAAACGATCTGGTTGAGCAGCCACGCTCCGCGCTGGCGAAGCTGACGCGAACGCAGGAGACCGAATTGCCGCGCGAGGTCAGTTTCGGTTTCACCGATCTCGCACGGGATTATCGGCGGGCGGTGGTGAGGTCGAGGCGGCTCGCCGGAAGTTCGAACCGGCTGCTGCATGAGGATTTCGCCATCGTCACCGAAAGCGCCTCTGCCGAACGCCGCGCCGAAATCTGCTTGCAGGATCTTTGGGCGGGCCGTGAGCGCGCCGAATTCGCCATTGGTGCGCGGCATGCGGCGGTGACGCCGGGCGATGTGGTGGAACTGACGCTCGGCGGGCGTCGCCGCTATTTCGAGATCGATGAGATCGTCGACACGGACTCCCGCGCCGTCAAGGCCCGCAGCATCGATCCCGAAGTGTTCTCGCTCGCGTTGAAGCCGCAGGACCCGGTCACGCCGTCGCTGCCGGCCGCGCTCGGCCCGGCCGCGATCGAGGTGATGAGCCTGCCTGATCTGGGCATTGGCGAACCGGTTCTGACGCATCTGGCGGTGTTCGCACAGCCCTGGCCTGGTTCTCTCACGGTCTGGCGCGCGATCGGAGATGCGAGCTTTACGCAGCTTGCGACTGCGGCAGCGCCGTCGGTGGCCGGGACGGTGCTCGATCCGATCGGCTCAGGGCCGACCAGCCGATGGGACAAGGCCAATGCGTTTCGCGTGCGCCTGCATGGCGGCGTTCTGACGTCGGTGAGCGATGTGGCGCTGCTCGACGGCGCGAACGCAGCGGCCGTGCGTCATGCGAACGGTGTATGGGAGGTGCTGCAATTCGCCAACGCGGTGCTTGAGGGGCCGCAGACCTATCGTCTGTCGCGTCTGCTGCGTGGCCAACTGGGAAGCGAATACGCGCTGGCCACTGACGTGCCGTCTGACGAGCCGTTCGTGCTGCTGGACAGTCATGTTGTGCCGGTTGCGCGCGGCGTCGGTGCGATCGAGCGCAGCATGCGGCTGCGCGTGGTGGCGTCGGGCCGCGCCCATGATGATCCGTCCGGCGTGGAGATCGCCATCACGCCGACGAATACGGCGCTGCGGCCGCTCGCGCCGGTGCATGCCGCCGCGCGGCGGCACAGCGACGGCATTCACCTCACCTGGATTCGCCGCACGCGGCGCGACGGCGACGGCTGGGCCGGCGAAGTCCCGCTCGGCGAGAGCAGCGAGTCCTACGCCGTGGACATTGTCGACGGCGCTTCGCTGAAGCGGCGGATCGTCACGAGCGAGCCTCGCGCGATCTATTCCATCGCCGATGAGCTGTCGGATTTCGGCTCGGCGAAAACCTCGCTGCATGTCCGCATCGCGCAGATCTCCGGCGAGGTCGGAGACGGCTTTCCGCTCGACACCAACCTGACGGTTTGACCATGACATCGACGACGAATCTCGAACTGCCCTTCATCGAAGGCGGGCAGGCCCAGAAGCATGTGACTCACAATGAGGCGCTGCGACGCCTCGATGTGGTGATCCAGATCGCGGTGCAGGCGGCGTGGCTGGCGACGCCGCCATCCGCGCCCGCGGCCGGCGATCGCTATATCGTCGGCACGGGCGCGACCGGCGCGTGGTCGGGCCACGCCGACGACATCGCCGGCTGGACCGATGGCGCGTGGGAATTCCTGACGCCGCGCGCGGGCTGGTGCGCCTAGTCGATCGAGGATGACTTCCTGCTGGTGTTCGACGGAACGCAATGGCGCGACGCGCGGCACGTCTCGTCGTCGGGCACTGAGAGCATCGTCCAGCTCGGCGTCAACACGACCGCCTCCAGCGAGAACCGGCTCAGCGTTCGCTCGAACGCGGTGCTGTTCACCGATCTGCACGATGCCGATGGCGGCTCCGGCGACATTCGTCTTCAGTTGTCGCGCGAGGCATCGGCAAATGCGACGTCGGTGTTTTTCTCCAATGCATTTTCCGGCCGCGCTGAATTTGGCTTGATTGGCACGGACGAATTCCGCCTGAAAGTTTCGGCGGATGGTGCGAGCTGGATCGATGCGCTGGTGTTCGATCCGGCGACGGGCCTTGCCACCCTGCCGCGGGCCTTGGCCCTCAAAGGCGTCGTGTCGCCGCCGCAGATCACGGCGAACCAGAACGACTACGCGCCGGCGGATTTCGCAAGCTCTACGGTGCTTCGCCTCTCAAGCGACGCGGCGCGCAATATCACCGGACTCGCGGGCGGCTCGGATGGCCGCCATGTGGTGGTGTTCAACACCGGCGCTTTCAACCTCACGCTGAAGGCGGAGAACGCATCCTCCAGCGCCGCCAACCGTTTCTCGGCATCAGCCGATGTCGTGCTTGCGCCGAAGGAGGGCGTGGCTCTCTGGTACGATCAGACTTCGTCGCGATGGCGTGTCGCCGCGATCGCAAGTTCGGGCGGTGGAGGCGGCGGTGTCACGGGGCCGGGCAGCTCCGTCAATGCGCGGATCGCGGTGTTCAATGGCACCGGCGGTGCATTGCTGGCCGATGGCGGACAGACGATCGCCGAGATCGCCGCCAATGCGACGAACATCGCGGCTGTGGCGCATGCGGCCACCGCCAAAACCACGCCGGCCGATGCCGACGAACTGCCGCTGATCGACAGCGCCGCGTCTTACGCGCTGAAGAGGTTGACGTGGGCCAATCTCAAGGCCACAGCGAAAACCTATTTCGATACGCTGTATTCGACGATCGTCCGCAGCATCAACGCGCAGACCGGCACGAGCTACACGCTGGCGATCACGGATGCGGGCAATGTCGTCACTTGCTCCAACGGTTCGGCCATCACCGTGACGGTGCCGCCGAATTCCTCGGTGGCGTTTCCGGCCGGCACGCAGATCGAGATCGTCCAGACCGGGGCCGGCGCGGTGACGCTCGCGCAAGGCTCCGGGGTCACGATCAATTCCAAGGGCGGCAACAAAAAGCTCGGTGGCCAGCATGTCGGCGTGACGCTGCTGAAAACGGCCACGGACACCTGGCAGTTGATGGGAGACTTGACCGCATGACCCACTTTGCCAGCGGTTTGATTGGTGTCGGCAGCGTCAGTGACGGGCCCGCGCCGACCTTTGTCGCCGTCGGCGCCAATGGGAACGGAAATACCGCAGCGATGCCGTCCGGCTGGGCGGTCGGCGATCTGCTGCTGATCGTCGCCGCAGCCTATAAATCCGGATCGTCGTTGAGCGGTCACGATGCTCCCGCTGGCTGGACGCGGCTTGACAGCCACACGCACGGATATGCGGGAGGCGGCTATCAGGCGTGCGTCAATGTTTTCTACCGGATCGCGCAGTCGGGAGACGCTACCGTGTCTCTGACGCGCTCGGATGGATCGTCAGGCTGGGCATCCTGCATGCTTGCCTATCGCGGCGTGGATGCAGCTTCTCCGTTTCAATCCACATCCGTTGCGAGCAATCAAAGCGCAGCAAGCTCCATTCCCTATGCGCAAATTGCGATCGGCTCCAACCGTGTTGTGCTTCAGGTCATATCGAGTTGGGCGACAGAGACGGTTTCCTCGATGCCCGGAGCATCCTGGATCGAGCGATTTGACAGTGGGGGAAACCTCGGCGTTTCGATCGACGAGCGGACATTCACTTCGGCGGGCACCACCCCTGCGGGAAACCAGACCAAGAGCGTATCGGCACAATGGGGGCGCATGGCGTTCGCGCTCAAGCCGGCCTGAGCGGGATTCGGCGATCGCGTGATGCGCTTCGCCTTCGGCGTCGCGACGAAACCGACAATTCAAAACATGGAGATTCTGATGCTGGATCGTATCCGATCGATCGTGGCCGCAGGCGCTGTGCGGTTGAAAGCCTTCGATTCCACCGCCGCCGGCTGGGTCGCCGTGCATCCGCGGCTGACAATGTCGCTCGCGGCGCTGTCGATCGTCGCTGCGGTGATGCTGTGACACATACCGTCAGCCGCACGATCGCCGACGAGACGCTGTCGCGCATCATCCAGATCGAAAGCGCGGGCAATCCGAATGCGAAGGCGCCGACTTCGTCGGCGCTCGGGCTCGGCCAGTTCATCGCCGCGACCTGGCTCGACATCGTCGCGCGGCATCGGCCTGACCTGATGACCGGGCGCAGCCGGGCCGATGTGCTGGCGCTGCGGACCGATCCGCCGCTTGCGGTGGAGATGCTCGCGCGGCTGACCGAGGACAACGCCAAGGCGCTCGGCGCAGCCTATACCGATGCGGATTTGTATCTTGCGCATTTCGCCGGTGTCGCCGTCGCGCGTCGCGTGCTGCGTGCGGATGCTGGGACGGCGGTCGCGACGATCTTTTCAAGCGCGGCGATCAACGCCAATCCGTCGATCCTGCGCGGCAAGACCTGCGGCGAGGTGCGGGCCTGGGCCGCGGCCAAAATGGCGAAGGCAGGCGGGCGCGACTGGGTCGGGCGCTGGCATCCGGCCGGCAAAAGCGGGGCAGGCGCTTCGAAGACGCCGGATCGCTCCGGCGCGCCGGGACAGAAGCCCGCGCCGTCCGCGCTTCTCAATAGCATCGTCTCGGTCGTCGTCACGCTCGTCCTGTTGCTGCTGGGCTGGCTCGCACAGGACTGAGGCGACGTTGCATCTTCTTAAAAACGGAACATTGCGATGGATTGGAGTGAACTTGGCAAGCAGGTGATCGGGCTCGGCGCGCCTGCGCTGGGCTCTGCGCTGGGCGGGCCGCTCGGCGGCGTGGCCGGCAAGATTCTGGCGGAGGTTTTGAATGCACCGGCCGCGACGCCTGGTGCCGTGCAGACCAGCCTGTCCGGCGCGGACGCCGCAAAACTCGCCGAAGCCGAGGCGCGCTGGGTCGAGATGATCCGCGCCGAGGCCGAAACCCAGCGCAGCGCGATCACGGAAACCAACCGCACGATCCGCGCCGAGCTGGCGAGCCGCGATTCCGTTCAGCGTTATTGGCGGCCGCTTTATGCCTTGGAGTTGACCTTCGAATGCGCCGCGCTGTGGGCTGTGATCGTTCACGATTTCTGGAACGGCCAGGTGCAGACCATGGAGGCACTGATGAACGCCAACGCGCTGCTGATCTCCTATTGGGGATTTCGATTCGGCGTGTTAGGCGTCTATGTCTCTGGTCGGACACGGGAAAAGCTTTGTGGCGCGGCGCCGGAGCCGGCCGGCGCGATCGGCAGACTGGTGAAGGCCGTGGTCAAGCGGAAGTAG